GCATTCTGTGCCATAAATTGCAAGTTGTTAAAACGATTTTTAACGATATCACAAAATTCTGTTATAATTGGTTTATCCGTGATTGGGGGCATCTTTACAAGCCAGTGGAAAAAAGCGACTCTAATACGGCGCTTAGTTTTGCTAGCGATGGTCTTGGTCGTCCCTTGGAGTCTTCTATTCTTGTACTTCATGATTTCCGAGGTAAAACGATTCATTTCATGCACGTTTCGGAAGCGGCCCGTATCGAAAAAGACCGGCTCGTAGGATCGCTAAACGGAGTACCAGATAACGGCGAGATTACTTTAGAGTCAACCGCTGCTGGGCGTTCAGGAGAATTTTACCGCCTCTGGCAAAGCTGGAGAGCTAAGGGAGCTGTTGCTCCTTACAAAGGCTGCTTTGTTCCATGGTATAAACACTATCCGGAAAACCCGGAAGATTGGGACATGCCGGAAGATGCAGTACTTACTAACCGAGAGCGGGAGCTACTAGCTAGCTACAAAGGTAAGATTAACGAAGCGCATATTTTCTGGCGTCGCTGGTGTATAGAAGCAAAGTGCGGAGGAGATGAGGAACTCTTTGAGAATGAGTATCCTACAAATGATCAGGACTGCTTCTTAACCGGGGATGCAAACGTATTCTCAAGTAGCATCTTAAAGATGCAAGACCGCAATACTCGAGATCCAATTTTTGTAGGTCATCTAATTGCAGATGGTAACAAGATGGAAATACACGATGATCCTAAAGGGGCTATCGCTATCTGGGAAGAGCCAGATCCATCACACACGTACTCAATGGGAGCCGACCCTAGTGGCGGCGTAGGACAAGACAATGGAGCAGCCTATGTTAAAGACAACAAGACTAACAAGTTGGTTGCTCGCATTTGGGGTGACCTTGCTCCTGCTGATTTTGCTAGAGAACTGTACAAGCTTGGGAAATTTTATAACAATGCTTGGGCATGCGTTGAAGCCAATAATCATGGGCATGTAGTTTTACACGTTTTGAAAGAAATGGGCTATCGCAATCTCTATAAAAGATCAACTATAGACGAGATGACAAATAAACCGACTAAGAAAGTCGGCTTTGTTACAACGAATCAGACCAAGATAATGATTACCGAAAAGTTCAAGTCAGCTGCTAAAGAAGGTAAACTGATAATCTTGGATAAAGAGCTTGTATCAGAGATGTCAACCTTTGTACAGATTTCCGGCAAAAGCGGAGGCACTGTTAAACGTCAGGCAACCGCTGATGCACACGATGATCTTGTAATGGCCGCAGCTTTAGCAGAAGAGATGAGTAGTGCTAGAACTTGGGACAACGATGATCACGGGGCATATGAACCTGCTGAGTATATGATCGATCCCGAAACTGGGTTTATAATAGGGTAACACATGCAAAATCCTTTTGATAGAGATATAAACGAGCCGCAGGAACGAACAAAAGAATTGCACGCTATTCGTGTTGTTCGAGCGTTTATGAAAAATAGCGATGATTATCGCGATCCGCATTTGGAACTCGCACGCCAGTCGCGTGAAATGTATGAAAACTGGTCTCCATCAACACGCTCACTTGTGCAACGCGCTAATTTGAAATTGCCGTTTGGTTTTACTATTATTGAAACCCAGACTCCGCAGTTAGTCGATATCTTTTTTAGAGGCGGTAGCGTTATACAGTTTAAGGGGCAGGGGGCAGAAGACGCGGTTTTCGAAGATGCTATGACTGATTTCCATATTCACCAGTTTGAAGAAATGGGATTTCAGTCTAAGACAGCTGCTTTTATCAAAGCAATGCTTCTTGATGGGACAGCCTTTGCAAAGGTCCCTTATCGCTATAAAGAACTAGAAACTGTTCGACGAATGACTCAAGTTGACCCGCAGTCAGGTGTTGAGACGTCGGTAAAAATGCCTAAAGTAGAAGTGTTATTTGACGGGCCAGACCTAGAGCTAATTCCTATTTACGACTTTTTTCCAGACTGGTCAATCAAACGTCCCGGCGACGTGGCCAGCATGCGCGGGTGCGTACATCGTACATACAAGACTTTGGTTAGCCTGCAAAACAACCCCCTTTATAAAAACCTCGATGAGCTAGAAATGAGCGTCTCGGTTAAAGGGTTTGACGCATGGTCTACCCCTTACTACTCCGACTCATACAAAGATGAGTTTGAGCGTCTTAACGATAACGATTACCAACGTAAAGATGAAGGGGCTATTGAAGTATGGGAATACTGGGGCTTATTTGACCTTAATCAAGATGGTAACTTTGAAGAGTATATAATCGTTATTGCAAACGGTGACGTCGTACTTCGTTGTGAGCAAAATTTCTACGACTATAAGTTTAAGCCTTTTGTCGCATGTCCAAATTACATGCGCGAATCGGAGTTTTATGGAATCCCTGAACTTATGGCCGTTAGGTCGCTCATTAAAGAAGCTAACACCCTTCGCAACGCACGGCTTGACAATATTAACTTGTCTGTTAATCCCATGTGGATCGCTGATCGTGCGGCAGGTATCAATACTAAGAGTTTGTTCTCACGACCGAATGGGGTTATCTGGACTAATGATATCAATGCGATTAAGCCTTTACCACCCATGGACCCGTCAATTGGTTCGCGCGAGGAAATGGCGTTCATCCAGAACGACATCCAAAACGCTACCGCGATGGTAAATGCAGCACCTGTAGCAAGTAACCTCGGTAAGCAGTTTGGTCGCTCCGCAACCGGCGTTAACTTTATCCAAAGCTTTGCTAGTTCACGAATTAGCTTAAAAGCTAGAATGCTAGCAGAAATGTATTTTAAACAAGTAGCTAAATTAATGCTGCTTACTAATAGACAGTTTGTAACTAATAACCAGTGGGTTCGTGTACTAGATCCTAATACACCAAATCCATTTGTTGAGTTACCGCCAGACGCATTTTTCAGGGCCTTCGATTTCCTTGTTGAGACGACATTGGAATCCGGGGGCCCAGAGGGGCAGTTTCAAAAAATCCAAACCGTGTCTCAGATTTTACAGGCCGTTGAAAGCAGTCAGCCCGGCACGATTAAAAGTGAAGTAATCCTAGAGGCATTATTGAGACCTTTACTAGGTCGCCAAATCAAGCGATTTGTTAATAGTCCTGAAGAACGACAACAAATGCAAATGCAACAATTGGCAGCACAGCAAGCCGTCAATCAGCAGCAAGGTATGGCAGCACCGCAACCAAACGCAGGGCAACCTGATTTAGGTGTGCAACCAACCCTTGATGCTCTTGCAGGCTTAGGATTAGGATAATATGCTCTACGAAAACGAACAAATAAAAGTCTGGGACCCACTTACTGGAGAATTGTCTGGTAAGGATGAATACGAAAACGAAGAGGTAAATCGAATTATAGAAGAAGGTTTACTACTAAAGTCGTTAAAAGTAGCCCCGGGTTGGGCAATACTTGAGAATTTATTAAAGAGTACTTGCATTGATTTAAAAGAGAAACTTGCTTATGAGCAAGATCTTGAAAAGTTTCGGCGCCTCCAAGAAGCCGTAAAAGCTTACCAAAATGTTCTGACCTTTGTCGATTATAAGATCGCCGAAGGCAGAGCTTTGGAAGAACAAAAAAACCAGTCCCCTGAATAGGGCTAAACTGTAGGAGGATAACATGATAGACGAGAAAATCGCGCAGCCACAAGCGACCTCGCAAGAAAGTCAGGCTGTAGAACAGCCACAGGCCCCTGAGATCTCTACTCAAGGTCAACCTGAAGCGGTGGTAGAGGCAAACGCAATTCCAGAGAAGTTCGTTGGAAAGTCTCCTTTGGAGATTATCCATGCTTACCGTGAGCTTGAAAAAGAACGCGGAAGGCTCGCTTCTGAATTGGGTTCTACTCGAAAAGAGAGGGAGTCGTTAGAGGAACAGTATCGATCGCTTGAGCGAGAACGAATTGCTCAATCGCAGATGCCAACACAGCGACCTCCAAAAGTAGTTGAGATGGAAGAAGAAGTGGACCCACTTTCTGTCTTTGAGCGAAAGTTTGAGGAAGATCCGAAAGAAGCTATTAAGCAAGCGCTTAAAGGCTTAAATCAATCGGTGAATACCAAACTTAAGCAACAAACAATTCAGCAAATTCAAGCCGAAGGCTCTGAATATTACTGGAAACAGAAAAAGGAAAATCCAGACTACTCCCGTCGAGAACCACTTATGCAACAGCTTGCTTCTGAATTGCAAGACATTGTAAAGCCAGAGTATCTTAACTCTGCTAAAGTGTTAAGAGCTTTAGACTTGATGTCTCGTGGAGCAGACGTAGATTACTACGCAAAGCAGGCCGTTGAGCGCGTACAGAAGGATGGTCTTTCTGTGCGATCTGAAAAACAACGGGCTCAGTCTGAATCTGCTGTATCGAAAGGCGATAGAGCAGTCCCATTTCAAAGTCTATCTTTAGACGAAATGAGGAAAGCTTTAGGCCGAGCTGACGATTAGGAGTAACAAATGCCTATTTCATACCCGAATACCTCAACGGTATCGACACAGGTATCAGATAACGCAAATTATCTGCACCTGTATTATGAGAAAAAACTCCTTAGCACATTGGAACCTCGTCTAGTCCTTATGCCTCTTGGAAAGAAACAAAGACTTCCAAAAGGAAATGGTAAACAGGTTAAATGGCTAAGATATGCATCAATTGGAACTGGTAACGTAATCAATGCAGCTTCTGCATCTATTACTAGCTATGGTAGTGAACTATCAGAAGGCCAAATCCCAGATGCAACTGCGTTCCAAACCTCAAGCGTAACTGCTGATATTAAACAATACGGACAGTTTGCTCGCGTTGCTGATATGTTATCAGACGTAGCAATCGATCCTGTGTTGGAAAATTTATCAGAGCGCTTTGGTATCGCAGCATCTAAAACAATCGAAGAGCTTATTGTACAAGAACTTCGAATGAGCGCTGCAGTGCAGCAAGTTGGTGGATTAACTCCCCCAGCTGCTGTACTAAGTCACAAAGAGTTAGTGGAAGCAATGATCAGCCAAAAAGCTGCTTTCATTGGACCACATGAGTCTGGTGATTATGTCTGCGTTCTTCACCCACGATCCGAGTATGATCTGTTGACAGATAGTACTGGTGGAAGCTGGTTAGATATTCACAAAAATGTGGATAACAAGCCTCTTCTTAACGGAGAAATCGGAAGAATGTACGGAATGCGATTCCTCGTTTCTGACAAAATGCCTACGGAAGTAGGACAAGGCGATGCTGGAAAAGATGTTTGCTCATCTTTCGTCATCGGCGAAGAAGCATTCGGAGTTGTAGAGCTTAACGGCGATGCAATGAAGATGTTTGTCAAGAGACAGGGTTCCGCAGGTACTGCTGATCCTCTGGATCAATTTGCTACAGTTGGTTATAAGATTCACGGCTTTGCTGTGAAGTACTTAGATGCTAACTCCAAGCGAGTTATCCGAATCAGGGCTACTTCGTTGCTCTAATTAGGGAAGGGGGTGGGTTTCGGCCTACCCCCGACTTTAAATTGTTTACACTAATACCATTAAATCAACCGACTATGTTATTAACAGATTTTCAAAGTAAGCTACGACGACTAGATACCCGACTATTTGTTAAAACCGATAGACCAGATACTCGCGAAAACGGGTATAAGTTCGGTGGGTTATACTTTAAAAACCCCAAGCGCGCACAGGTAAATGTTCAAAAATCAGACAGAAACATTATACACGCTGGACATGCCAAATATTTAGACGCTTTAGAACGGGGTGAATTTGATACGTTTGTAACTGCGATTTGTCTTGACTTTATCCCAGAATATGATATATTTAATATGAACTATACAAAGTTATCTGTTATGGGTTGGCGCTCAATTGCACTGCTACTCGTAGAAAAAAAGATAGCAACGCTTGACAAGGTTCGCAAAGTTTTTAATTGCAAAGGGCTTGGAGAATCCGACTACGACCGTGCAGGGTTCTTCGGTAAAATTGAAATTGCAAAGAGGTTAGCGGATGCCTAATTATAGTGGATTTACATACGGACAAATTGTAGATCATGTCGTTGCATACGTTGGCAATGATTCTACAGAATTTAAAAATTATGTCCGACAATTGATTGTTATGGCCGAAATGCGATACTACAAAATGCATGACTGGTCATTTCTTAAAAAGACCAACTTGACTTTGATTACTGCTCTTAATACCAAACAGTACGATCTATCTGCTGCAACTATTGGGTATTTTATGGCAGCAACCGACATTGAAAGTATTCGCTCTGAAACCGACAATATTTACTTAAGAAAAACAGATTTAAATGCAATACGCAGATTAGACAGTGATGCTAATGATGGGGATGCAAATGAGCCGCCTCTGTACTGGGCAATTGCAGGCGACAACAAAATTGAGATTTGGCCACCTAAGACCAAGATCGCTACGTTAAAAATTGACGGCAAGATTACCCCGGTTTTAAAAGCCCCTATTAACAATGATGTTGAATTTGACTCGACAAGTCCTGAAATACCCCTTCGCTACCAAGAAGCGTTTATGGAGTACGTTAAGGCACAGGCATTAGATCGAGAAAACGATGACCGCGCTGCTTCCAAAAAGCAGGAAGCTATGCTGTTAATTAGACAAGACATACAAGCTGATATGCTGAATATCGGCGGATCTGAAGATCCACGAATTAAGAGCATGTTTGAAATTTATGAGGTCTCTCAGTATCCGACTTCGTTCCCAATCTCTGGCGGGACTAGCAGCAGCACCACGACTTTCAATGCCCGCATGGATTTAACTGGCACGGTAGAAGTCACAGCCACGGATTATTATCTTGGTTGCAATACCAATACCGGCGCTGTAACCATCAACCTACCCCTTGCCTCGGTTGCCGGTTCTGGAAAGAAATATATTATTAAAGATGAAACGGGCAACGCTGCAGCGAACAATATTACTATTGTTCCAAGTAGCGGGCAGTTAATTGACTCAAACGCAAACTACGTGATGGTAATCAATTATGAATCCATTACGATAGTATCAAACGGTACTAGCTGGAATATTGTATAATGTCAACTAGGAATTACACTGAAGAATTAGAATACCAAGACGCTAAGGGTCTTGATACGTCTTCCCCAATTAATCTACTCTCGCCCGGGTACGTGCGCACGGCAGTTAATGTTAACCTTGGGGTTACAGGCGGGTATACGAAACGCGATGGTTATTTAAATCAATTTAGTGATGCAAACGTAATTGGTGGTTTTTCTATTAGACAGGGACTTGAGTATCGTAAAAGAACTACCGTTCAAGCAACGCCAACGGTTGAGATTTTACTATACGCGACAAATAATATTTCAGGCGGCGGTGGTGTAGGACGACTTGGTAAAATTTCTGGTGGTGTCTTTGCACCGTTTACAGACGAATCAAATGTGGTATTAAATATTTCACCAACTAGACGACCTGCATTTGCACAAATTAATAATAGCTTATATGTTGCCAATGGGGTCGATGATCCCTTTGTTTATGAAGAGAATGGTTTATACACACGACCGCTAGGAATTAAGTATCCTGTAAATGTAAGTAACGAAGTGGATACGCCAGTTGCAACGCCAGTGGCATACGCCGGAAGTGATGCGTTAAATGTCGGTCAATACGTATACGCATATACTTATATCTTTAGATCCAATTTTGATAATCGTTTATTAGCCGAAAGCAGTCCATCAAATGTCTCGTTACCTACGTCAACCGATAGCGCAAATCGAAAACTTTCATTAGCACTACGAGCATTTCCTGATTATGGTCTACCTTATTTGCAACACGTTACCATATATACCCGCATTTGGAGAACGGTAACAAACGGCAATATTTTATTTTTAGAAAAAGAGATTGCTGGGAATGTTACGACATATGTATCAGACGTACCAGATAATGCTCTTGAGGCTGAGCAAATGCCTTTGGATAATACTCAATTAGAAGAGTATGATGGTTATCAAGAAGCAAGATTTCCTACGGTATCGAGAAATAGATTGCTACTATTTCATTCGCGAATTAACCGTGGTCGATTTTCTAAAATCGGTTTAGAAGGCCCATTAGCAGAAAGCTTTCCTGTACAAAATGAGTTTTCTGTCGAAGGTAAGTTTGGTGCTGCTGACGGTATGGTAGGGGCAGGGCAGATTAAAGGGGTGCCGATTATTCTTAAAGAGCGTTCTATTGGTCGCTTAGAAGAAGTTGGTCTTCCAGATCTTGGAAATAGTGAAGATAACGTGGTTTACATTTACCGAGAGATTTCCGAAACGGTAGGGGCCGTTTCACAC